AGCAAAGAAGTTAAAATCTAATAAAACATATTTTGAAAAAGAGACAAAACAATACCAAACAACATATAATGAATATAACTTACTTGCATTATATAATTGGTCAGCCAAATATAAGTTTGACTATTCTGATGCAGTAAAAGACGTGTACAAGAAATGTAAATCGATTACTAGTAATCGAAGCGAGTATGCAATACAATTAGTAGTCGAAGACGATACTTGTTTATTGCGTAACGCACCGGACACTTTAAACGAATGGTGGACAACTAATATGTCGAGTAAGAACCGTATGAACCAAATAGTTACTGCGGCTAATCAAAACTTAGACATTGTTAATAACAGTACAAACATAAAACTTTCTAAAGTTGGAACAGAAATGTTACAAAATAGAGGCGGTAAGTTCGACTGGACAGAAGTAAAACCAGAAGAAATTTATAATTCAGCAGTTAACGATTTTGGCTTTAAACGAGTTGCATTCGTTATAGACGGTAGAACACTTACACCCGAACTAACTAATAACCTGGAAGATTTGGTGTCTAAGTTGGGCAAAGACGTCTGTACAGTGCAGTTAAAGAACAATCACCACTACTTTAACGTTAATAAGTCATTGACTTCGGACACAAAATTTGCTATAATAGATAGTATACAAAGGTATTCCAATCCTAAAGTAAAAAGTGACTGGAAGCCTGACTTTGTTATTAGTACGAATTCTATAAGCAAGTTTAGACAATATGGCTTCAATGTCATCAACGGACAATCCGGAGTGACATTTGTTAATGATGCGTGGATTTGTTATTACACACTAGGGAAAATAAATGCCACAAGCAAAATTATTGATTAGAGACGAAGTAAACGTTTCTATAAAAGGGTTAGAACTAGACGCTAGGCGTCGATTGTCTAATATGTTTAAGTACGAAGTTCCTTATGCACGATATCTTCCAGCAGTTCGTTTAGGACGGTGGGACGGAAAAGTTGCATACTTTCAGTTAGGTGGTAGCACATACATTAATCTTCTTCCAAAGATTATTCCTGTGTTAGAAGAAATGAAATATCAAATTGAACTAGATGATCAACGAGATTATCAAACAAGATTTGATTTTGATGAAATTGACGAAACTGCATTTAATGATGTGATGTGGCCCAAAGGTCATCAACTTGTAGGCGAACCAATTGTATTGCGTGATTACCAAGTAGAGATTATTAATAATTTCTTAAAGAATCCACAAAGTATGCAGGAGATTGCCACTGGTGCAGGTAAGACATTAATAACTGCCGCATTAAGTAGTAAAGTCGAACAGTACGGTAGAAGCATTGTAATAGTGCCAAATAAGTCGCTAGTAACACAAACAGAAGAAGACTATGTCAACATGGGACTAGACGTTGGTGTGTTTTACGGAGACCGAAAAGAGTTTGGACACAAGCATACTATTTGTACTTGGCAAAGTCTAAACATTCTTTTAAAGAATACAAAGAACGCAGTTGCACCTATTACTATACAAGAATTTATTGCAGGTGTAGTTTGTGTTATGGTAGATGAAGTGCATATGGCAAAAGCGGATGCATTGAAAACATTGTTAACAGGACCTATGAGTCAAATACCAATTCGTTGGGGACTAACAGGAACAGTGCCAAAAGAAGATTTTGAATTTATGAGTATTATGGTAAGTTTAGGAGAAGTAGTTGGTAGAAAAACTGCAAGTGAATTACAAGAACAGGGTGTACTTGCTAACTGTGAAGTTAATGTATTGCAATTAATTGACCATGGAGATTATGGAAACTATCAAAGTGAATTAAAGTATTTGCTAACAAACGCAAAAAGATTGGATTATCTTGCTAAACTGCTCGGTACAATAGGGCAAGATGGCAATACTCTTGTATTAGTAGACAGAGTAGAATCGGGTAAAGAACTAGTAAGCAGACTTGGAGACAAAGCAGTATTTGTAAGTGGTGCCACTAAAACAAGTGACAGAAAAGCACACTATGACGAGATTGCAGACGTTGACAATAAGATTATTGTAGCAACATATGGTGTTGCGGCAGTAGGTATTAATATACCAAGGATATTTAACCTTGTATTAATCGAACCAGGAAAAAGTTTTGTAAGAGTAATACAAAGTATTGGACGTGGTATTCGTAAAGCAAGTGATAAAGATTTTGTTAAAATATGGGATATTACAAGTACTTGTAAATATGCCAAGCGACATTTAACTAAACGAAAAAACTTCTATAAAGAAGCAAATTATCCATTTGTTGTAAAAAAGACAGATTGGAATGAATAATATGGAGAATCAAATAATGAAAAACGTTAAACAAGGAAAACCTACAGTGCAACCTAAACCACCTGGAATACTTATGTGGGAGGCAGGTGTTTATTACTTTGCAGATCCATTTACAACTGAAACTACAAAGCCAGTAATTCAGTGGATTATTGAAAAGAACTTGGCACCGGATACTGAACGCCCTAAAGAGCTAACACTTATTATTAATAGTCCAGGCGGTGATGTGCATAGTGCATTTGCTTTAATTGATACAATGAAGGCAAGTGGTATTCCAATCAAAACCGTAGGACTAGGACTTATTGCAAGTTGTGGTATACTTACATTTATGAGTGGAGCAAAAGGCAAACGTATCATTACGCCTAATACAAGTATTTTATCACATCAATACAGTTGGGGTTCAACAGGTAAAGAACATGAGTTATTTGCCCGTGTTAGAGAGTTTGAACTATCAAGCGAACGTATGATGCAACATTATAAAAAATGTACTGGATTAACTGAAAAGAAAATCAGAGAAGTATTGTTACCACCACAGGACATTTGGTTATCAGCCAAAGAAGCAGTCAAATTTGGTATAGCAGACAAAATTAAGGAGTTATATTAATATGCAAATTCTTACATTAGAAAATAAAACTTTTGTAATGAACGACTTGCCTGAAGAAGTAGATGATTTAAGGTTTGCCGTTTTAGACAACAGTAATCCTAAAGATCCTGATTATTACTTTATTCCACTTATTTTCCTACAAAGTTTTAATGCTCCGGCATTAGTATTAAGAATCGGAGAGTATACAATTAGAATGCCACGTGATTGGCAACTATTAATTGGTGAAGCAGAAGTAGGCGACTTAGAAGTTGTTCCGTTAACAAGTTTAAACGATAGAGGGTTTAATGCATTTACGTTTAATCCACGTGGTGATTTTAGACCTGAGTTTTATCCAGTAGAAATAGTAGATGTGTATCAGGAAGTTAAATGGTATTTCCCTAAACTTAAACCTGGGCATTTATTAGCAGTACCTTTGTGTGAGGGCGAGAATCCACCTTGCGTGTACTTTGTTGAAGAAATTAGCAGAACGTCGGAAGTAGTTGATGTCTCCCAAGTTTGGTAAGTTGATTGTTAAACAAAACTCGCACGAATATGATTTAAAACTTAACGCAGAAAACGAAGAGTATTGGATCAATGTACAGAGGTCTTTAATAGAGAATGTTATAAACTTTTTTAATGACAGACAATTAGTAAATAAGGGTGTAACTATACGGATCGATTGGGGCAAAGATAACAACAGATGGTACTACATCAAATTTGAAAGTATCGATGATGCAAATTTATTTGAAATAACATTTGCAGAATATTTATAAAGGTGTTATAATAACAACATGGCAAACAAACTACCACTTAACAAAGTACTCGGAGCAATGGATCGTAAGCACAAGGGCTTCTTTGATACCTTAAGCGACGAGGAAAAGAAGGCTTTTAGTCCGTTTCTTATGAACAGATATGCTAGTAGTGTGAAAGGCGAGTCTGCATTACAAGAGTGGTGGCTTATTGCAACTAATAAACGTGTTAATACAAACTTCTTTGATTTAACAAAACATCCTAAACTGCAATGGTTATTAATGACAACTGCAAGTCCGGGATTGGGTACTGCATATCACGAATGGATTGCAGGCGGTAAAAAGAAGAATGCAGTAAATAACAAGATATTGAAAACACTAAAAGTTTTATATCCTTCAGCAAAAGAAGATGAGCTAGAATTACTAGCAAGTTTGAATACAAAGAAAGATGTGAAAGCACATTTGATAGATTTAGGATATGATGACAAACAAATAAAAGAGATGCTATGACCCCGACAATAAATTGTAAATTATTTCTCCTTTGGCGACCAGGTTCAGGCGGCAACTTCCTGCAGAGTCTATATACTTGGAAAGATATTGAAAATGTACCATGTGAAATACATAATAATTTATATGATAGCACACCTTTACCTAGTGTAGCACAAATTGACACAATGAATGACATACATAGTGTCGAGGGTGCAAACATGATAAGTGCTCATAACCCAAGTGACTTTTATTTAGATAACTACAATTTTAAATGTGAACAAGCATGGGCAATAACAATAAGCGATTTACAAACACTACAGTATGTTATGGATTTACGTTTAAAGAAAATATACGGCTCCGCAGGCAAGAAGACGGTTAAGCAACGTCATTTAGATGAATACAATGCGATTGTTGATAAAGTAGCAAAAAAGATTGACAATCTACAAAGATTCGACTATAATGATATTTACGTTAACCGAACTGTATTCCCAGAGTGGGATAAAAGTATTATTCAATACCATGAAAAGAATTTGAAATTGTGATCAACTTAATGGCTATAGCAAAACAAACTAAAGAAAATTACAAACCGCCAACAAAGGCGTTTATATGTAAATATTGTGAACGAGGGTTTAGTAGAGAAAAAACTTTAACTACCCATGTATGCGAACAAAAACGCAGATGGCAACAAGAAGGTGACAAAGGTGTACAGTTAGGCTTACAAGCATACTTACGTTTTTATGAAATGACTCAAGGAGGCGATGCGGCTAAGAAGTCATATGGCGACTTTGTTAACAGTCAGTATTATAATGCATTTGTAAAGTTTGGTAAGCATATGGTTAGTATTTCTTGTATTAACACTAGTGCATTTATTAAGTTTGTTGTTAAGAACAATATTAAATTAGACCAATGGACACATGACAAGTATTATCAGGAATATTTAGAAACACATTTAAGAACTGAAACATGGCAAGATGCTATTACAAGAAGTTTAAAAACAATGGAATCCCATATGAAAGAACATGGTGTACATTTACACACTTATTTCTTTGCGGCAAATCCAAACAAAATTTGTAGCCATATTGTAAATGGCAGACTAAGTCCGTGGATTATATTTAACTGTGATTCAGGCGTTGCATTCTTAGGAAAATTAAGCCAAGAACAATTAGGAATAATTTATGAATATATTGATCCTGATTATTGGCGTAAGAACTTTGTAAAGTTTCATACAGAAACTGCAATAGTTAAAGATGCATTAAAAGAAGCAAAATTATGAGTCATAGATTACCAGACGTCGATATAGACTTTGCAGACAGAGAACAAGTATTAAGTGCCTTGCCTGCTATAGCGGCTTCTATGAACGAACACGGGGTTGTTAAGAAACATAACACTGGTGTTTATTATACACAGATACCTGTAGATCCAGCAACTAACATGAGTACGTTAGATTATAAGATTGCAGAAGATAGAGGATATTTTAAATTAGATTTACTTAATGTAGCAGTGTATCAAAAAGTAAAAGATGAAGCACATTTAGATAAATTAATAAAGCAAGAACCTTTATGGGAATTGCTTTGGAAAAGTAAAGAATTTTGTGAGCAAGTTATTCATATAGGAAACTATCACGATTTAATCAAAAAAATGAAACCCGATAGCATACCTAGAATGGCAATGTTGTTAAGCATTATAAGACCCGGTAAAGCAAACTTACAAGGTAAGACTTGGAAGGAAGTTTCGGAAAGTGTTTGGAACAAACCTGAGGGCAGTGCTTACTATTTTAAAAAAGCTCACGCAGTTGCGTATGCTCATTTAGTAGCAGTTCATATAAACTTATTATGCGAGGAGTATAAGTGACATATCTAGTAGACGATAAATGTATTAAATGTAGGTATACAGATTGCGTATCAGTATGCCCAGTAGATTGTTTCTACATAGGAGAGAATTCAATAGCAATTAATCCAGATGAATGTATTGATTGTGGAGTGTGTGAACCGGAATGTCCAGCAGGTGCTATTAGAGCAGATACAGACTTTGAACCAGAAGAGCGAGAAAAATGGTTAGACATTAATACTAGAATGTCTGAACTATGGCCTGTCATTACTGAAAAAATTGATGAAATGGATGATGCAGATGCTAATAATCCAAAACTGAATCCGGACATAGGTGATAAGACAGAATTTTTAAGTGAAAATCCTGGTGAGGAAGTTTAGTTTACTTTTTTGACCAATTGAATAGAGCGTCTTTTAGTACGCTTTTTAGACAATTCACTAAGACTAACTTGTGGTCCTGCAAGTACATTACAGTCCTTACTAACAAAAGTTGTTAGGTAAGGTCTAAAGCAGACCCAATCTTGTTTAAGGAATATGTTGATTGGAATCATTCTATTTGATTCCCACCACCAAGTTTCGGCTAATGACAGATAGTGCCTTTTTAGCTCTATGTCTTGAACTTTTTCGTAGTCATAAAAACTAGTGCAATGAGAGTCTCGGTTTTGAATTATCCCGATATACTCTTTTTGCCCATAACTAATATGGCTTAAAAATGGGTATTGATTAAGTAATTTTTCTAGTAACTCGTCCATGGCGCCTTTTTACATAAATATAGTTGTATGTGGAAGATAAAATATAATGCAGAAATTAACAGGTTATTTAGTAGATCAGAAACAAACAGTTGTATATTCAACAGATACATCTGTAGAACATAGGAATAGAACAGTGTACTCACGTCCCTTAAAAGCATATAGAGGAATTAAAAACACTCTACAACTTCAACTGAAAGATTCAGACCAAAAACCCGTTGTCATTACTGGCAAAACTTTTGTTTTTAATATTTTAAATCCTTCTACATATGTAGTTATCCTTTCTAAAACCGGGACCATAACGAATGCGAATCTAGGCAAAGTAGACTTTGAACTTTCTGATTCAGATTTAAGAAATACAGACGCTAGTATGTACACTTATAGTGTACACGAACAACTTGCTGATGGTACTAGAAAAGTAGTATTCAGCGGTGATAACTATGATGCAGGCGGAACTATCGATATTGTTGACGGTGTTTATAACCAATTTAAAGATAGTGCAACAGTACTAGTTATTAGTGACGTAGTTGGTACAGGAACCGAAACAACCAAATTTACCTCTTCTACAAACTCATACCCAGAATTAAATCAAAATAAAGCACTTCATACTGCTCAGTACTATCTAAGTGGATACACCGGTACAATAACAGTCCAAGCGACTATGGATGATGTTACAAATCTACTATCTGCTAACTGGATTGATGTAAAATCTAACACTTATACATCAAAAACTGGCAATGAATACGTTGAATTTAATGGAGTTTTTACTGCCGTTAGATTTAAAGACGTAAAAACTTACGGAACCTTAACAAAAGTCTTGTATCGTTCGTAGTTCTGTGCTATAATAATAGCATATGCAAAATATAATCTATAATACATTTATCGCTTTACTGCCTTCTAAAAAGAAGACTAGCCCAAGTGGTTGGATATCTTTTAATGGTGCGTGTTGTACTCACAATGGAGAGTCACAAGACAAACGAGGCAGAGCAGGTATAGCCGGTGGTGACGGAGTTTTAAGTTACCATTGTTTTAACTGTGGCTATAAAGCACATTGGAAACCTGGATATCATCTTACATATAAAGTAAGAAAGTTATTTCAATGGTTTGGTGCTGACGATAAGCAAATAAAAGGTTTGCAAATTGAAGCATTACGATTAAAAGAGTATGCAGAAGAAATCGGTGAAGTCGAAGTAGTAGAAGAAATTACTTTTGAAGAAAAAGACTTCCCAGATGGATCACAAACACTTATGCATTGGATACATAATCCAGGCGATCACGAAGAACAAATTTCAGCGGTGGCAGAGTATGCCATAACTAGAGGACTTGAATCTAAACTTGACACATTGAGATGGTCACCTAGTAGAGCAGGAAACTTGAATCAACGATTAATTATTCCGTTTTATTACAAGAATAAATGTGTTGGTCATACAGGAAGATCGATTAACAATAACATACAACCTAAGTATATGAATTATATGCAACCAGGGTATGTGTTTAATGTTGATGAACAACAAAAAGATAGAAAGATTGTATTAGTTATGGAAGGCCCAATAGATGCACTAAAGATTGGTGGTGTTGGAATAAACAGTAATATGATTAACGATACCCAAGCGGATTTACTTGACTCTTTAGGAAAAGATGTTATAGTAGTACCAGACCAGGACAATGCAGGAAGTAAAGTAATTGACACTGCAATCGAATATGGTTGGAGTGTAGCCTTTCCAGACTGGGACGCAGATGTTAAGGATGTAAGTGATGCAATAGATACATATGGTAAACTGTATACATTGTGGAGCATTATAAACACTGCACAAACTAGTAAAATTAAAATCGAACTTATGAGGAAAAAACTTGGCAACTGAATATACAATAGACTTACAAAGACTATTCTTAGAGATGATGCTCAACGATGCAGAGTCTTACGTTAGAGTACAAAATATTTTTAACGCAGAAAACTTTGATAAAAGTTTAAGAGAACCGGCAAAGTTTATCGAAAAGCATACTTCTGAATATAGCACTATGCCTACGGCAGACCAGATTAATGCGGCTACTGGAAGTAAACTTAAACCAGTAAAAGAATTAACCGAAGGTCATTATGATTGGTTTATGTCTGAGTTTGAAGCATTTACTAGACGTAACGAATTAGAACGTGCTATTTTAAAAAGTGCAGACTTACTTGAAAAAGGCGAGTATGATCCTGTAGAGAAACTAATTAAAGATGCAGTACAAATAAGTTTAACAAAAGACTTAGGTATCGAGTATTGGGAAGATCCTAGAGCAAGACTTATGGCTCTTAAAGACGGCAATGGTCAAGTAAGTACTGGCTGGGCAAACTTAGATAAGAAATTATTTGGTGGATTTAACAGAGGCGAACTAAACATCTTTGCAGGTGGTAGTGGATCTGGTAAGAGTTTGTTTATGCAAAATCTTGCAGTTAACTGGACAATGGCAGGACTTAATGGTGTATACTTAACATTAGAGTTAAGTGAAGGATTGTGTGCTATGCGTTTAGACAGTATGGTTTCCGAAATTCCAACTAAAGATGTCTTTAAAGATTTAGATACACTTGAAATGAAAATTGGCATGGCTGGTAAAAAAGCAGGAAGTTTGCGTATTAAGTATATGCCAGCACAAAGTAACATTAACGATATTAGGTCATACATAAAAGAATTACAAGTTAAAATAGGTAAAAAACTAGATTATATTTGTGTTGATTACTTAGACTTGTTAATGCCTGTTAGTGCAAAAGTTAGTCCAAATGATCAGTTTATTAAAGACAAATATGTAAGTGAAGAATTGCGTAACTTGGCAAAAGAAATGGACTTTATTATGGTAACTGCTTCGCAGTTAAACAGAGCGGCAGTTGAAGAAATTGAATTTGACCATTCTCATATCGCTGGTGGTATTAGTAAAATTAATACTGCTGATAACGTTATTGGTATATTTACTAGTAGGGCAATGAGAGAACGTGGAAGATATCAAATACAATTTATGAAAACTAGAAGTAGTAGTGGAGTAGGGCAAAAAGTAGACTTAGAATTTGATAACAATAGTTTGCGTATTAGAGATTGTGATGAATCTGATAGTGATTCTGCATCGGCTTCTTCTACTATTAGTACAGATGTGATGAATAAAATTAAAGCACAATCTAATGTAGGGAACCAATCAGCCGAACAACCAGAAAAGATTGTCCGAGCCGAAGTACAGTCTAATAAACTGAATGATATGCTTAAAAATTTAAAGACTTAGTCTTTAGGTTTAAATTGGTCTAGTATCACTTTACCATCTTTTGTTTTAGATAAATGTGCTTTATTAATTTTTCTATGGTAATCACTAATACTGTGATCATATGCACCATCAAATAATTGCCACTTTTTCCAAGCAGAAATTCTTCCTCGTATCCTGTCTTTGAAACGTTGCCATGTACTTAACCCGTTTCTAATATTGCCAAAATGGTTTAAATATTTCATTTGACCGTGATGTCTAAAACCAATAAACGCAGGTGGAACTCTAGTTACCGCATCATTGTTATTAACCCAACGATAGTGTTTAAATTTACAACTGTTTATGAATTCTTTATTACCAACACGTGGCGAACCATATGTATATAATGCTAAATCCTCAAACTTATCTTGTAACCTTGCGGCACAGAGTGTTGCCATCGCGGCACCTAAACTGTGACCGGTAATAGTCATTTGTTTTTTTGGGTTGTTATTTGCAAATTCTTCAATTTCATCCCAAATCTTTTCAATTTCATCATAAAATCCATCATGTACTTTACCTGCAACTTTACTCTTACTTTTCCAACTTTTGGCATCAGCAATAAGATCGCTAGGTTGACTAGGTTCAGTACCTCTAAAAGCAATCGTAATAAGGTCATCATTGCTCAACAAATATGCTTGAGCCCCATCGGTATTCAAAAAATGGATGGTTTTATACCCTATTTTACTAAAAGTTGCTTCAATAGATGGGTTTAGATCCGTGTATGCACAGGCAGAAAGCATTGCATGGTGTGAATCATAGTTCATATTATCAGACTCCTTCTTTAGTTAACTTAATAAT